ACGCGGCCTACACACCTGGTACTGTGGTTGAGTTTGGCGGAGATCAAGAAGTTACTATCACCACGGAAACACACAGCACTCGAGTAGCTGGTATTATCAGTACCAATCCCAGCTACTTAATGAACAGCACCATTGCTTGTGAAAACAATTCAGTAGAAGTGGCCTTAGTTGGACGAGTTCCGTGTCAAGTGGTAGGAACCATACGCAAGGGCGATCGTCTAGTGTCAAGCCGTATTCCTGGAACTGCACAAGCTATGAATCGAGACTTATACGAGCCTGGCTGTATTGTGGGCAAGGCGCTGGAAGACTACAACTCAAACGAGCCCGGCATTATCGAAGTGGCCGTAGGAAGGACATAATGCAAGCTAGATTTAGAGATGATTACGCCGGCGAATTTGTTATACTTGAAACCAAATGGTCCGGCGGTAAAAAAAGCGAAACACGTGAGTGGATCCCAAACCCTATCATTAACCAACATATCTCGGGACGTGCAGCCTGTATTGGCAGCAGAGTAGATCATCCCAGCATTGGACCCGGATACACATTTGACTATACCATGTTGCAACGCCATCGCGGCGGGCTCATGGGCAGTAAAAAATTACAAACTTATGGCACCGGAGTTATTGCTCAGGAAATGCGTTTAGATTTTGCAGTAGAAACACACAATGATAAACTATCTGCTTTGATAGAAACCGAATACCCAGTCAACAACATTGTGTATACCACACCCCGCAACTGTATTCGTTATCCTGGACAGTTCTATCTAATACCTTATGGGGTTCAAATGATTGACATGGCCACTATAGTATACTTGGCTGCCTTTGATGGACATAAAGAAATTTTCTTGTTGGGCTATAACAATTATGTTGAATCCGAACACAAGGATTGGGTAGCTCAAATTGCCAGCATATTCCAGGCCTATCCTGGAACTCAGTTTACCTTGGTTGGTGAAAAAACTGCCATGTTTGACGAATGGTTAAACTGTTTCAATGTTCAAACTACCACTTATCGCGAGTTTATTGGCTACTGCGATATCTGAACACTGGATTCGATGGTCAAGATCTTGCTTTGGACTGCTTCAAAATTTACTGTAGACCATAAGCCTGGGTGCATGGGTTTGGGCCATGTGCCCGAATCAATCCAGGCATAACCAATGTGTTCATGATTTAGAGTGGGTTGAAATTCTGAATCGACTATACAAAAAAATGTGTGGTATTCAAATCCTGAGTCTACTGTGGTAAATTTTTCCAATGGAATCATACGAATGTAGTTGGGCATGACACCCATTTCTTCTTCACATTCTCTAGTGATAGCAGTCATCAAGGTTTCGCCAGGCTCTACACGTCCACCAGGCAGGCCCCACGACCCCGGATGTTTGGGATCGTTGCGCATGAGATACAGATAGCGATGAGTATCAACAGTATAAAACCAAACACCCACTGCTTTTATAATACTAGACTCCATGCGCCTCCAGGATATAGACCTTGATACGACTTGATCCAGGCATTGTGGATCCACTCATACTGTATTTCTGTAGTGATATTTGTGACATACTGTATATTATCTGGACTTGAAGTGCTGTCAAAAGAAACTTGCCAACGAGCGCCATCATATTCCACAATGTCATTGGCACGGGCCACCAGTGGCTGTCCACTGGTACCAGCCCAGGCATCAGCATAGCCGTTGTTGTAGGTGCCAGTAGCCTCGGTAAACAGGTATCTTTGTCCTGCAGCAGCCGGAGCCAGACCAGCACCAGGTCCACTGGCCAGGGGATTGATTACTGCATCCACAGGTGGTAAAGTATTGCTGGGCACAGTGGTAGAGTCTACACTGAACAGCAGATATCTATCATCGGTTGGATCATAAGTCACATGTCCAACCACTTCAGATCCATCGTCCTGTTCTAGCTTGATGTAACTGATGCCATCTCGCAAGGTACCATACATGCCGACCACATTGTGCCACAGCAAGTTACTGGCTGGACTATCAGGTGGTATCAAACTGGCATTGCTTTGATCTACCACTTGCTCTTGAGCTAGGACTTGTAATCGTCCTACAGTGCCCACAGATCCACCAATCAGTAAGACCTGATATGCAAATGGTGTGATGGCCTGACGTGTGCCCATCAACAGGTCGTTGTCCAATACAGCATTTGAAGCATCACCGTTGGCATCAAATACCGACGCAATAACTCGTTCTACCACGCCCAGCTTCTTGACCTTGGCTGGACTTGAAATCCAAATAGGTATGCTAAAGGTCAAGGTGGCCACATCAATGGGATTATCTTGATTAATTGGAATCGTTTTGCTGGACCATTTGACATTTTCAAGATTGCACACAGTCAAACTGGTCCAGTCAATAAAGCTGTCGGTGCTTTGTATTTCTAGTGCTGGATTGAACAGGACCAGGATCTGTTCTAGGATCTGCATTTTTTGATTGGTATTTGAAGTCCAGATGTCTAGTGCTATGGTCAGCTTGTAGGGAACTGGCATGAGACGCTCAATGTTGAATGCGTTGCCTTGTGTAGTTTCCCAACTGTCGGTATTGGTATCGTAAGTGCGTTGTCGCACCAACATGGTGTTGACAAAGTTAGGCTCTTGAATACGTGGACGATCGTAGTCTAAGGCTGTGATATAGAATGTCATCAGGGGTGTTGACGGCATGTCGTTGGCCGAATTTTGTTGTATAATGGTCTGGGCCTGACGACTGGCATCACCATAGCGCACCGGCACGCGAATCAAGGTATCGTTTTTACCTGATTCGTTGATGCCGTATTCTACTTGAAAGTTGCTAAAGATTCTAGCAAACTGTAGCAAGAAGCGACGTATCTGTTCGTCATAAAAATATTGTGCCATTATCGTCCTGGTGGTCTTGGATTAGGTGGCAAGTCGCCGCCCTGGTTACCGTTGTCAGCCTGCGGTTTAAGTATCTGGCTGAGACTCTGACGGCTAGGTATGTTGCCTTGATCGGTGGTGCTGACTGTGTAGGTGTTGTTGACAAAGCTGGCCCGTTGTGTAAGAGCACCTGTGGCCATGTCAAGATCAGTTCTTACACTGTCACTGATGGCTGACCAGGAACGACCATTGTAGCGAAACAGCCTATTGGGAAAGTAATCCAGCCGCAAGGCATAGTCACCTGCGACCGGATTGGGCGGAAAGCTCACACCTGGAGTAACTGGCAAACCGTTTGGTGCCTGACCGTCTCCGGTGAGATAACCCATGGTATAACCAAAGCTGGTCGGTGTTGAACCTAAGCCGCCTGCTTCTGAGGAAGAACCAAGATCAGAATCTGAAGTGTTGGATCCTGCACCTTCGGGATCGCCCAAGGCATTGGTAGGCAGGATATAAAATTTAGTTACATCGTAGCCACTGAGCGGCACATCGGCTTGAGCTTGAACCAATAACGCATCGTTGATCTGTAGATCTTTATTGCGAGTGCTCATCTTGTCGCCCACTGTGGTGGGTGTGGTTGGCGTCCAGTAAGGCTGTCCGGTTGAAGGATTTACATCAGTAATGCCAGCACCAGGCGGCACATTGCCGTTGGCCTGGTAGTAGGTATTGCCATCATTTACAATAGTGTTGGCAGGATAAAAATTGCCCGGATCCCAGATATTTTCTGGCATGAATGGCTGATTGATGATCTGCTGGAACTCTTGAGCATTGACCATTGGAGTGGCCTTGATACGCCAGGTGTGTGGCAACCAGGTTTGACTAAATCCTTCTGAAGCATAGTTGCCGTCTTGGATCACATAGTATCTGGGCAGAGCCTTGGGTATGGTTCTATCTAACGGGTGATAGTCGGTCAAGTTGGGAACTTCAATCACATCACCTGACATGAGCTTGCGTCCCAAGGTATCGATCATGTTGTTGTAATGAAACGTGATAAACAAGGTGTCGTTGTTTAAGAACAGGCCAAATTGTGTAAGGTCAAAGTCAATGTCTTGAGTGCGATAAACACCGCGCATGATATAAACATCAGGATCATAAGCACGGTCTCTATTTTCCAACAGCAACAGATCTTCAATGAATAACGGATTTGAACTGTCGTAAACAGGCAAGGTAGCATCGCCTGGATTGTTGGCCTGATCTGGTGCTACAATAGGACCAATGTATTTGTGGACATAAATGTCAAGGCCGCCCACAGTGAACATCTCAGCAATGGTACGATCAAAAAACTGATAATCGCTGGTTCTATTAGGGCGGTAAAGGCTCAAACGTGGCATAGTCATGTATTTATGGGTTCTATTGACCAATAAATCCAAAGCCTGTATAATTATGGTTATGGACAAATTGTTTCAACGCTTGGATTCTGCTGAAAAAGCCATAGCTCTGGTCAAAAACAAAGTGGCTCGCAGAGATCTGCTTAAAATGGTCAGAGCTGTGGATCAAGCCATTGTGGCCGCAGATCAGGAAAGTGTAGAATGTCGTCGTAACAAACGAGAAACTCCACGCTATCGCGAGTTGGTGCAACGGGTAAACGATTTACTTACAAACTTAGAACAGCACATAACCTTTGCCAATCTGCTCGGTTGACCTAGATTGGACTTTAGTATAAAATACACACTATGACTAATAAATCAACTGAAATCAAACGCTTGAACCCCAAGGGTGCCGAATTCAAATATGTTGGGCCCGAGCCCGAGTGGCGAGTCCAACCTACCGGCGAAAATCGTCTAAGTAGCCTAGCGCGAGCATTCCAGTGGTACAGTTATCACTACGGCAAAAAAGAAGCCAAAGACATGTTGGTACACTATTTAGAATATCACAACAGGCCCAAAGAAGCCAAACTCATGCGTGGTATTCCGGACAGTCAGATACGTGTGACACCGGCCTGGGCGGCTCGTATGAGCCTGATTGGGTTGGAATTGACCGAACATGAATTGAGCCTGGTTGAGCAACAAATCTCGGACATGCTTAAGGCCAAGCAAGAAGTTAAGAAGGCCCAAACTGAAGTTGATGCTGATGCGGCTGTGGCCAAACTTACAATTCAAGACCACCTGCGTGAAAAAGTTTCCGAGTGCTGTGGCGAACTAGAAGCCATGTTTGATGATTTTGTTGTGTCAGGTGCCAAAATGAGTGCCGACTTCAAGCCAATCTCACTCATGCGTGGTATGAACATTAGCCCCAACATGATTTCAACTGTGAGTCGAGTGTGGGAACTGCGTCTGGCCGAGTTTAACGAAGTGTTAGAAGGCAAAGACGACCAACTGGTTGAAGGCTACAGTCATCTTACAAAGCTACAGTTAAAAAACTGTGTTAAGTTTTGCGAAACAGTAATCAACGATTGCAACAGCTATGTTCAGCTCAAAAAAGTAGAACGCAAACCGCGTGCCAAGAAAGCTGTCAGCCCAGAACGACTTACCCGCGGTTTCAAGTTCATGAGAGAATTTCCTGAACTCAAACTCAAGTCAGAACCAGTTACCAAACTGGTCGGAGCTTCAGAGGCCTGGCTCTACAACACGGCCACCCGTAAACTTATTCACGTGGTAGCTGATAGTCATGCCGGAACATTCACAGTCAAGGGTTCGGCTATTGTGGGCTTTGATACCACACAAACTGTGCAAAAAACCCTGCGCAAGCCAGCAGAACAAATAAAAGCAGTAACCGGCGGTGGCAAACCAGCGGCTCGCAAGGCCTTTAAAGATATCAAAGCTACAGAAATCAAATTTAACGGGCGCGGAAACGACAACTTGATCATCTTGTGGGCCTGGTAAACTGCTAAATACAGGGAACAGGAGTTCCCTATATGGCCTTAGAAAATCAATCCAGCTTAGACACACTAAAACAAAATCTATTTGATTATGTTCGCCTACAGATAGGCAGTCAAATTGTAGACCTTGAACTGGATGCTGAACACTACGAAGCAGCATATCAAAAGACCATTGGCACTTACCGCCAACGTGCTCAAAATGCTTACGAAGAAAGCTACAGTTTTTTAGAACTGGTTACCAACGTCAATATCTACGACTTGCCACAGGAAGTGATTACGGTGCGCCAAATTTATCGTAGGACTTTTGGCGATTCAACTGGCCCGTATGCCAGCAACTTTGATCCGTTTAGCCAAGCAAGTATGAACGTGTATCTTATGAACTTCA